CTCAACAGAGTTTATGACTACAGACTGAACCCTAGCCCTGCCCGAGGATATAACATCATCGCCTTTATATACCTCGTAGTTGTACTCCGTTAATGGAATACCACCATAACTGTTGGCATCGTTGTAGCCTAACACAGTTTTGTTTCTGTCAGTGTATGGAACGTCAGCGTTAAAGCTAAATGGTATTTTTATGGAGTCTATGTTTGTAGTGTCATAGTAATCCACACCAATGGCAATTTCTTGATTGGGAAATAAATCAAGGAACTGATTGTTTACTCTTAGTCTGTAGCTCATACCTATAAATTACAACTTGCTTGATGCTAGGTTAAAGCCAACTGTACTTTTGAATTTGTTATTAAACACCTCAAAGGTAGCGTCATTAATGCTCACCTTGTATGCCTTAGGGCTTCCGTTAGTGCAACTATCTATTAGGAAAATGGTGTCTGCCATCAACGCATCTTTGCTGACCCAAAAATTTCTCCTTAGGTTGTCCAAAATAACAGTATGAGATATCTTTTTTGAATACGCAATCATAAGGTCGGAGTAGTGTGACTTTTCTGCCTGAGTGCTTACCTTAAGGGTATTTGCAAAATTAGCTGTTAAATCAGAATACAGGTCCGTACTGTATATCTGTACCACATAAGACTCTCCGGAATTTTTAGCAAACGCATAAAAGTTCTTATCGATTGTCCCACCTATTGATACAGGGTAGTCTCCAATCGGGGGGGCCATAGTGGGCCCTGTAACATAAAAGACTCCAAAGTCCGTTAGGTCTGCCGAGTTAAAGATTACTGCTACGTCACCAGCAGAAGGGGTGAAGGTAGGCGGCTCTTCAGCTTCGTAGGTAATAGAAGCAACTCCGTTAGTTTCACTATAGGCTAACAATGCGCCGCCAGAGCCTGCAATTACACCACCGGGAGCACCAGCGGGGACACCATTGTCATATAATATATCTATAGCCATTATAATTGAGAGTTGCGTTCTTGAATTCTACGAGCGTTTTCATCAGAGCGTAAGTCTGTTGCTGACACAAACGAACGAACTGGTTTATCTAATTTACCAACCATTGTAATGTTCGAAGATGCAATAGCCTCAAGTAACTCAATCTGCCTGTTGGCAATAACGCTTGGGTCTTTTACAATTCCACCAGCCGCAAACTTGTAGTCTGATTTACTCTTTCCGTTTATCTGGTCTAGTAAAGTTCTGTACTTCTGTGTAGAGTTTTTGTTTACGATATACTCTCCACCTTCCATCTCATATCCACCTTGACCGCGAACGGTAAATGGCACTCCGCCTTCAGCGTGAGAAGGGCCATTAACCACACCACCTTGAGCAAACTTAGTTGGGAAGAATTTCCTTTGGTTAATTGCTCGAAGTTCTTGACCATATCCAATGCTAGCAAATGCAGATGTAATTGCAGCCTTAATAGATATGGTAAGCGGGTCACCCTCTCCCTTTAAAATCAAGTTAGGTATAACTGAGCCAAGAGCTGACAAATAGTCAACTAAAGCTTTTTGCCTGTCTCTTTTTTGTTCGGCTTCAAAGATTTGTTTTTCAATCTTGTTTTGAGTTTGAACTTCTTTTTTGCGATTTTTTTCTATTTGCGCTCGGTACTCGGCCTCTGTTATGAGTTGACCCTCTAGTTTGGCTTGAAGAATCTCATCTTCAATTTCAGAACTATTTCGTATGGCATCAAGCTCTCTGTCTAATCTATTTTTAGTGTTCTCGAGAGCGACTTCGTTAAATCTCGACACAGACTTTAGAGTTTCATCAAGGGCGATCTTTAGACCCTCTGTAAGAGTTAAGTCAATTCCCAAATTGAAGTTTTTACCAAGTGCGGAGCCCAGCTCAATAAAACTCTTTCGAAGCTTTTCATTTTGCTCTGGAGTTATTGTTCCTTGAACCGCATCGTTATATGCATTCTGAATAAACTCAAGTGCAGCCTCCAGCTTCTTGCGCTCTTCTGGGCTGAGTTGTGCTTTTATAGAGTCGTAGTATGTTTCTACCTGCTGAACGTAAGACTTAAGATTCTGAATGTAGCGCTGCTGCTGCTCAAACAACTTAGACTGACCAAATGCTGTGTCTGAGTATGCATCATCAAGAGATGATAGTCCATCCTTGAATGTTGCAAACACATCGCTGCTTGAGTCGAGTAGTTCTTTTGCAAGTTCCAAACTTGTCCTCTCCGACTTAAGTAGAAGCTGAGTAAGGTTTTGAGCTAAGTCAAGAGCAGATTGACTAAGTTGCTCGTTAGCGTTCTGTAATCGAAGCGTATTCTTTTCGCTTCCACGGAACAATGCGTCATACTTCTTAAAGAACTCATCAGATGTTCCATCCCAAGCCTCAAGACCTTTACGGATGTTTACAAGTGAAATCTCGTACAATTGTGCGTTTTCATTTAACGATTCTGTTCGCTCAAGACCAAGTCGAGCAGCTTCATCAATCTGACCAGAGTTTCTTGCAGCTTGAATTTGAAGGTCGTATTCATCTTCGATTTGTTTTTTTCTTGCCAAGAAAGCCTTGTCTTCTTCTTGAGTTCGGTCTTTAATTGCACTAATCTGAAGCTCAAGAGCCTTCTTTTCTTGCTCAAAGATTGATAGATACTTATCCGTTGGGTCTTTTGCCCTGCCCTCTCCAGACTTATCTAGTTCTTTAGTGTATTCTGAAAGAGAAATGGTGAGTTCTCGGTATCCTTTGGCGCGGCCTTCAAGGAACCGACCCTTTGCACGTTCCGCTGGTAGTGAGGACTGCAAAAGCTCAGTAGCCTCTTTTTCAAGTTTTGCTGCTCCACGAAGGAACTGTTGAGACAACTGCTGCGCTCGAGCCTCTCGCTTGCGAACATCAACAATCTCTTTAACAGCTTCTACCTCATCTTTAAGTACCCGAACAACAGAACGCCTTCCAGCCTCTAAGTCGCTTCTTTTTGTCTCTTCGTTTCGAAGCTTGGTGAGTTCAGCAGTAACGCCATTTAATCCTTGAGCTGTGTTTCTCAAAGAGTCAAACTGGTTAACCAATGATTCTATCGCTGGCCCAATTATTGGAACTACCTGTCCAAGCCTAGCAAGGAATCCAGATTTCGATGAAAGTTTTTCAAGTTCATCGTTTAGTTCCTTTACGGACTTTGGGTTTGCCTTATTGAGTGCGGCAAGAACTTTTTGAATATTTTCATCGTTACTATCCATCAACAGGCTGTTTAGCAGCTCTAATTCACTATTGCCTTTTTTAAGACCTTCGGCTAGTCGCTTATCAAAAGCATCTCCAAGTCTTTCTGATTCATTCTTAAGAACTACATATCCACGAGCAAGGTCTTCTGACTTGCTACTAAGTAAACCAATGGCATTTAGAACCAAGTTATTTGATACCAAGAATTCACCAAAAGAAATCTTGACATCATTAAATGAACTGCTTAGGATGTCAAGCTGACCAGAAACAGAAGACATCTGTCTAGCCGTAGCTGACAACTGCTGAGCAAATCCTTGCTGAACAAGTGTTGCATCATTTACAGCATCAATATTCCTTAAAATTGTAATCAACTGGGCTGCGCCCTGCTTACCAACAAGTTCTTCAGCATTTGCTACACTTATATTTTCTTTCGCTAGATTAGAAAGGGTTTCTGAAATATCTTCACCTGGCTTTTTTAGCTCAAGAAGAATTCTACGAAGTCCAGTTCCAGCTCGAGATGCACTAAATCCATTGTCCGAAAGAATTCCAAGAACCTTAGCTGTTTTTTCGAAACTTAATCCAGCTTGACTTGCAATTGGTCCAACATAACCAATAGCGGTACCAAAATCCTCAAGAGTGAGTGCTGATTCGTTTACGGCAGCAGTAAGTGTAGCGGCAGTAGATGCTGCACCTACACTGCTAATCTGAAACTGGTTTTGAACTTTTACAAGGGCAGCGCCAACAGCTGTAACACTTTCACCTGTCGCTTGTGCAGCAATAGCGATTGGAGACAAAAGATTTGGTATGTCCTTTGCGGAAACACCAAGCTTTCCAAGTTCAATCGCAAGTTCGGATATTTCGTTTGCTGTAAATCGTGTTTCGACTGCGATTGTACGAATAGACTCTTCAAGGACTTTTAACTGTGGGCCAGTTGCGTTTGTTACAGCCGCTACTCGAGAGATATTTTTATCAAAGTCAATAAAAGCCTGAATAGAGCCAATTATAAATCGCTGTGTGCCACCAACTACTGCCCCAAGAACCTCGTAGATTCCGATGAACTTTACAATGCTGGCAACCGCCTTGCCAATAGCTTGAGGGCTAAACGAGTCTGTAAAAGCCCTGCCAAAAAACTTTTGTTTCTCAGCAGCTTTTTCTGCCGAGGCCGCTGCTTTTTTGTTTGCTGCTGATTTTTCATTAGCTAGTCTTACCTCTGCCCTTTGCTGACTAAGGATATCACTAAACTCCTTTTTTACGGCGGAGACTCTTTCTTTTCTGTCAGTTTTAGCTTTAGCCTCTTCTTGAGATATTTGACTGAGCCTATTCTTTTGCAGCCTTAGCAACTCCTTAATCTGAGCAGTCTCTTGGTCGTAAAGTTTTTTCTTGTCCGCTCTCTCGTTGGCAATTCGCTCTTTAATTTCTTTTAGAGCCTGTGTTGCGGCAGCACGTCTTTGCTGTATAATCGCCTTTTCCTGTTGACCAGCAACCTTTTCTTGTTCCGCCAATTGACGTAACTGCTCCTTATAGGCAGTCTGCTCTTTACGAAGCTCTTTTAGTGTTTTATTTACGAGCGTGCTGTATGTAGAGTCAAGAGACTTTACCTTCCTTTGAAGGTCTTCAATTCGCTCAGATGTTCCCTCTGCTGCTTTGCCATCGGCAGCAAATTGTTTAGCAACAAGTTCAGCACTTTTTACAAGTTTGATGAAGTCCTCGCGAGACTTAGCAACGGCGGAACCAATTTCACCCTGAATTGTTTTCCAATCCTTGCCCTCTTCAATGAGCGATGTGAACTTAGCGGTAAGCGCACCAATACTGGCGGTTAGGTTATTAACCGATTTAATTTCCTTGTCTAACTTATCTTGAGATGCCATATTATTGGAATATACTAATTACTTTGTTGATTGACTCAAACCCTAGGTCTTGCAGCCATATTTCGTTAAACTCTTCAAGCCCTGATAGAATTGCAAACTCAGCGCGGAGGTTAATCCTAGGGTTTATTAAGAACGGACTTCTGTTCTTTAGTATTTGGTTTTCGTTGATAGAGCGGGCTATTACAAATGCCAAACTAGCTCTTGCCTTTTTTTC